CAAGGCATCAATCACCTTCTCGCCAGTCTGGTCGTACGGGACGATGAACTGGTTGGGGCTGACATTCGTCTGCTGCACCACAAGGTTGCCCCAGAGGTACACGCCCTTGGCGGTATCGCCCGCGTAGGAGATCGTGCTGCCATCGGTGGACACGTTGACCGAGTAGGTCTGGGCGGTGCAGGCCGTACCCGTCGTGTAGGTGATCGTGCAGAGGAAGAAGCCGTTGGGGCACTGCTGGATATTGGCGGAGGTGACGCCAGATTGCGTCCCGATTGTGCCTGCTTGCACGTTGAAGAACGTGCTAAAGGTCGTGGTGCCGTCATTAACCGCCAGCCGGATGTAATCGCGGCTATTCGGGCGGGCGTAGACCGAGGCTTGGTACTGCGTGCTCGGAAACCCGCTAATCGCCTGAGAAACGCTGTGCTGGCCGCTAGTGACCGTTTCCAGCAGCCTGTTGGCCGTTACCCGGTTGTCCGCAGGGTTAGCAATGGAATTAGCCGTTACGGTCAGGTTGGTGGCCGTCCAGACGCTTGTTTGGCTAAGGTCGTTGGGGTACGTCAGTAGGTCACCGGCAAACCGTGCCTCACCCCAGATTGAGAGATCGGGCCAGTTACCGGCGCCCCAGATCTGTCGGACGTTGCTGTTGAAAAGCGTGTTGAGGGTATCCGCCAGTTCCGTCGTCAGCCTGCTCATCGGGATGCCGATGAGGCTGGTCAGCCGTGACAACGCGGTACTGTAGGGGATCGTCCTCAAGAATCCTTATTGGCGTACCACCCGCCGGTAAGACCGTGACGGGCGGCGCTGACCTTAGGCCGGTAGCCCTTGGCGCACATGTCGGGATTGTCCTTCAAGTATTCCGGCATCCACTCATGCACGGCATTTCCGTGCTGCTGCTGGAGGCGGAAAAACAGACGCGGGTCAATACGGGCCGCCATCTGCCCCAAGCCCTCAATCTTGGTGGAGCCTTGGGCACGCATGACCTTAGCTTGTTCCACCTGTCGCAGACCTGCCTTGACCTTCTCGTCGGGCAGACCCTCCTCGACCTCACGCCAGAATTCGCGGACAAGCGACGGCGGCAGGGAGGCGATGACTTGAGGCTCGTCAGAAACCATAAAAGAGGAAGGGGGCAGAGCCTTTGCAGGATGCCCCCAGTATCATTATCCGAGCTTGGTCGGATCGGTCAGATCAACGATGTTCAGGTAGATGTCCAACTCGCCCGCCGTGAGGGCGGACGGCGAACCACCCGTGGCATTCGTGAAGATCGCAACGAGGTTCGCAGACGCCGTAGCGGTGCGGATCGTGGCGGTCGTCGGAACGCCGGCCAGCACGCCAGCCGTCAGCACCGACTGAGCGGTGACGAGGTTGTTCGTGGTGGTCGTGGTGCCAACCTGGATGGTGAAGGCAGTCGTGCCAGCAAAGGCAGTCGTGACGTTCACCAGCGCATTGTTGAGAACATACTTCGACGGCAGCGCACCCAGCGTCAGCGTGACGGTATCGGACGAACCGGAACCGAAAGCGACATCGGAGTACTTGACGTTGAACTTGTTCGAGAAGCCGCGAGCCTGCTCCTGAAGCGAAAGCTCAGAAGTGCGGGCGCGGGCGATGGTGACAGCAGTATCAGCCATGGTAGTGATCTCCTATGGTTGAGGGTTAGCTCGTCGCGGCGAACTTGCCGAGGCCGAGAGGATTCTTAACCATGAGGGTCAACGCCGCGAGGATGAACCCGCGACGACCACCACCGAGGTCAGGAAGTTCGTTGCTTTCGATACCGAGCATATAGCCGATGCCGACCAGCTCGGGGTCGATGACGTAGCCACGGGCCTTCTGCTGGTCCGTGGTGGACGACGGATCGCCGCCATCAAGGATGCCGTTGAACAGGTCCGGGACGATGGTCACGGTGTGGAAGTCGCCGACGTAAACGGTCACGTCGAGGTCGATCTGATGCTCCGAGGCATCCTGCGTGACCATGTAGGTCTTCGTGGTGCCGGAAGAACCTTCCGTGCGCTGGAACTTGCTGATCGCACGCTTGAGCGAGGGACCGGCAAACAGCGTGTAGGAGCGACGGCCACCGACCTGCTGGAAGATCGACTGGAACACGTCGTTGAAGGCCGACTCACCAAGGGTGCTGGTGCTGGTCGAGTTGATGTTGCCGGTGGGCGTGCGGAAGGCAGCGGGCACGTCCGAACCGGGCGTGTTGCTGATCCACTTGCCGAGGGCACGCAGCTTGTAGGGGGCCGGCGGAGCCTCCTGCTGGCGATCATTGTCGGAGCCGATGCAGGCTTCGATGTCGCGCTTCAGTTCGCGCATCGCCTTCATCTTGGCATTCGCAACCTCGCTGGACACGCCAGCAACGTCCGAAGCCTCCTGGAGGCGGGAAACCATCCACTGCTCGCGGAACTGCTGAACGTAGTTACCGATACGAGCGCGGTTGACGGCCTGATTAGAGAAGGCGAGGACATCCTGACCTTCCAGCACGCCACCAAAGGCGACCGGGGAAAGGCTATCGACCTGCCACTCCTGATAGGCATTGGTCATTCTCTTCGTCTTGGAGAACGTCGAGATCTTGGGAGTATCCTCGGGAGCGAGGATGGTCAGGAAGTCCGTGAGGTCTTCACGGTCGCCCGCCACATTGTAAGTAGTTGATAGAGCCATGACAGATGTTTAACGAGTTGATTTGGCCGCTTCTCGGGCCAGGAGGAATTGGACTGCTTCGTTGGTCGTGACTCCACCCTTCTTGGACAGATGCGCTCGGAGGGCATCGACTTGCGCTTGGCTCTTGGTTCCACTGGGCGTCCGAGATTCGGAACTACCCGTGGTAGCAACGGTTTGAGCGGCGGGCGGCTTGCTGGAGGGAACAACCCCAGTCTTGTTAGACTTGGACTTGCCCTTCTCCTTGGCCTCCAACGCTTTCAGACCCTCAATCTGCACCCCTATGATCCAGTCCGAGTTAGGCAGATTCTTCAGCCACGGCATTTGCAGGTAAGCCTGCTGGGCCGCGACGTACTCGGTGGTGCTTTTGTCCTTCAAGAAGGGGAACTTCTCGTAGGCAAGCTGTTGAGCCTGATGCCTTTGCTGCAAGAACGCGGTACGGGCAGGGATGTCATCCTCCAACGTCTTTTCAGCGTTGATGATGATCGTGTTCAACTGCTCGCGGTCCAAAATCTGATCTCCCAGTTGAATGGGTTCAAAGTTTGAACGCGCTAACTGCTGCTGGGCAAACCGCTTGGCTTCCTTCGCCTGTTGGGCGAGGGACTGAAGCTGGTTGAAGTCCTCAATCTGGGCTAGTGGCAGGTTCCCTTGCGGGAGCGGAGCAACCGGGGCAGCGGGGGCTTGCGCCTGCTGACCTTGCTGCGCCTTGGCCACTTCCAGACGGAGTTCGTTCAACTGGGCCTCAAGGGCTTTACGTTTTGCGACCTCCTTGCCTATGCGCTTGTCGATCTTCTTTTGAAGATCCGGCGTGATCTGTGAAGGAACGGAATCTTCCTCGGCCTCGGTGCCTTCCGCTTGCGCGTCAGGAGCCTGCGCCTCGGGTTCGACCGACTCGGCGGGTGCCGCTTCGGTTGATGCGGATGATTCAGCCGGTTCCGGCTGTGGCGTCTGATCCACTAGCTTCGCCTGGGCTTTAGCGTTCTCGGCCTCCATGTTAAGGAGGCGTTGAGCAGCCTGGGTGATGCTCAGATTGGCCTTTTTTGGTGCATCGCCTTTTGCCTCGGGCGCGGATTGCGCTTCAGCGGGCTGCGAAGGAGCGGAGGATGTTTCGTTAGACATGGGTTTATGGCCCCCAAGGGCTTATGGCAGGGCGTGATGCCCAGTGCCATTAGCCGTGCTAATCGAAACACCAACTGTCAAGCGGTATTAGAAAGATTTATTCAACCTGTTCCGCGTCCGCTTCTGCCAACCGCGTCTGAACGTGATCATCGCATAGGTTGATGATCGCTTCATACGCACGGATTTCACCGAGGGCGGCGGCGGTGAGGCGTTCGTCCTTCACCACCGTGTCATTCATCAAGTCCAGCAGCGTGTTGCGCTGAATCTCACGCAAGCCCTCCACGAAATCCTGAAAGGCATCGTTGCCGATCAGTCGAGCGAGAGCGGTTTGCAGCCGCTCGGCGCGTTCGCGGGGAGTGAGTAGCGTGTGCTTTTTCGTTGGCATCAAGGCGTGGTAGTGGCCGGCATCGGGCCGGGCATCGCGGCACCAAGGCGACCAATCTGCGCGTTCTGCTGCTGTTGCGCTTGGAACTGGTACTGCTTGGCCCGTGCATCAATGCGCTCGCGGAAGGCATTATCTTGCGAGTACCGCTGCTGCACGTCGGGCTGCTGGAGGTACTGCTGCATGACTTGCAGGCCGATCTGGGGCGGCGTGCCAATGCGGATGTTCTTGGGAATGCCGGCAAAAATCTGAGCCAAGTCCTGCTGCTCGTCGTTGACGATCTGCTGCTGGCCAGCTTTGGCGGGACGGATGATGCGTTCCGCGATGTTGGGGTCGATGGACGACACGAACGCTTGGAAGAGCGCGGCCCAATCGCAGACGCCGTCGCGGTCAAGCGACTGGGCGCCTTGGATGATGGCCGTCCACTTTTCCGACATCCGCTTGAAGTCCGTGGACTGCACGTCCCACGACAGGTAGAAGTCGAACTCCTCGTTCACGTCTCCCTTGTTGAACACCATGCTCTCGGCGTCCTTTACTCCCATGACGCGGAAGACGATCTGTTCTTGGCCGTACTGCTTGTACAGTTTCCAGATCTGTCGGAAGCTCTTGGCCAAGCAGGTGAGGAATTTGTTTACCTCAAACTGATTGTAGATCGGGTCAATGGACGGATCGCCTTCCTTGCTGGCAAAACCGTTGTACTCCTTGAACGATGCTTCCAGCAGGTTCTCAGAGTTCTCCGTGTTCATGTCCGGTATCGGACGGTCGGCGTAATGGTACTCATTCGGACGCCGTTCCGAGATCATGGCACCTGGACCCCAGCGGCCCGGCGGGCGGCCTTGCGGGTAGCAGATCGGAGGAAGAATTCCGAGGGACGCGGCGTCGATGCGGCTGTCCTTGTGCGCCTTGATCTGATCCTGCCACGGCTTGCCCGGCTCGGGAACGCCACGGGAGTCATGCAACTTACGCGACAGGTACTCGCGGCGATACAAGACAAACGGATACTCGCCGTGAGCGTAACCGAGGAGGCCCGTCTTGGCGTAGCCTTCGTGGTTAGTGTCGGGCGGCATCATCGGATGGAACACCGTGCAGTAGATGCCGGGGATGCCGTCCTCGTCGGACAACCGCTGGTAAGCGAACACGACGCCGATCTTGTCCGTGAACCGCTGCTGCGTGTAGACAAACGAACGGCTGATCGGCTGAAGGTACTCGGACGGACTAATCGTGATTAGACGACCACGCTGCGTTTCAATCGCCTTCTCCACCCAGTCCTTGTCCCAACCGTCATCACGAACCAACTGACGGAGCTGCTCGGCGGTGAAGTACTCAACGCGGTAGATGCCGGGGACACGCTCAAGGTCGAGGCTGAACGACGGGATGAACAGGTTCTCGTCCAGGTTGAACGCACGGAGGACGGGGTAACTACGCTCGGGACCGTCCATCGGCACGCTGGTCTCGCCGCTCTTGCGGAGTTCCCGCAGCATGGAGGCGGCCTTGGCCTTGGAGCATCCGTACTGCTCCTCAAAAATGCTCTTTAGATCGTTCTCGGCGCCCTTGTCGTTGATCAGGGCGGTGATGTCGATCTGCGGGAACTGCTCTTGGAGGTCTTCAATGCGGACGTTGACCAACACCTTCTCACGACGCTTTTCCCAAAACTGACCCATGACGGCCAAGCCCTTTTCGTTGAGGTAGTTGGATGCAATCTCCACCTCGCGGTCCACCTCGGGAATCTGCGTCTGGATCAGCCAGCGCATGAAGTTCGTCACCAACTGAGAGCGGGCCATGTCGTTAGTACCTACGGGTACTGCCGACAAATTAGCACGTTGGAATGCCATGCACTGCATGGCTACCTTCTTGTTGATGATGTTGTCCGTCAGGAAGACGCGCAGGTCGCTCGCGCCATCCCACGGAGTGGGGCTGGTCTTGCTGCCTTCACGGGCGTGCTTCTTGCCGTCAGCGGACTGTCCGTTCCAGATGGCGTAGCGGGTCTGGTAGTTCAGCCGGCACTGGTCGATGTACGGCTGGTTGTCACGGACGCAGTCCTCAAACGCCTTCTTGAGGAGGTTGAAATTGGGGCCGGCGTCTCCTACGGGAGCCAACTGCAAGCCGGGGTCATTGGGCACGGAAGTCTGGATGGAGTCGATGGAACTCATTGATGCACGCGGCTAATGCCAGACTTGACATTAGACAAGTTAATAACTCCACGTCCGATTATCTTCCACCTCAACCTTGCTGCCGTCGATGAATTCGCAGTTGGAAACCAGCAGGTAGCGTAGGCAGTCCACGGGATCCTTGGTCGCCTCATCCTTTCCGCCACGGGCCGTGTACTCCTGCATGGAGTAGACAAGATTCTGGCACCGCTCCGAAATGTACAGCTTGGGGCCGTTCATCGCGGAGATGGGCTTCTTCTCGTCGTAGGACAACAGCCCGTTGATCAGTTGCAGCCCGTTCTCGATCTCCACGCCGGGCGCGGGGATGAACGTCATTCCCACATCGTCCAACTCGGAGATGATGGTGGTTGCTCCTTCGGCGCTCTGCCTTTCCGCTGCACCGAGGCGCGGGTCAATGTACCTTTCGTAAATCGTTTCGCCGTTCTCACATTGACCGATAAGCTCGACGTAGTCCTTGATGCCTTTCTTGCTGCCCTTTTGCGCGGGGCCGGGCTTTCCTTCAGCGGTTGATCCGGGCAAGGCCCAGTCGTCGTAATCGGGCCACTCTCGGTAGACCCACCAGGTTCCGGCGGCGTCGATGGCGACCCAGAGCATGAACCAGTTTTTTGAGCCAGCCGGATCCACAGCCATGTACCGAGTGACCGCATAGTCTGCGTTACGGACGAAAGGAATCGTTTCATGGGGGATGACGTTGACCTCCTTGTTGAATCCGGGGAAGACGGAAGTAATCGACTTCGTGGGAATGCCATAAGCGCGGGCAAGGACTTCCTCGCGGGGACGACCAAGGAGCTTCTTGGAGAAGTCGGAAGTATCTAGGAAGGCGTTGTCTTCCGTCCAGAAATAGAAGATGACCGTGTTGGGGCGGCTGATGGACTCTTGGATGACGGGCAAATCCTTGCCGACCAGCGGAGCAAACCGCTTCTTGATCGTGCGGGTCTTGCCAAGGATGTCCTGCACCAGCGGGGTCCATCCGGTCAGCGTGGTGAACGTCAGGATGATGCGTCCGTGGTAGTCGGACGTGCGGTACTGGAGCGTCTCAAACATCTTCTGAGGACATTCCTCGTCGCACCAGATGACGTGGGCCTTGTAGCCCTCGGCCACCTGCGCGTCCGCTTGATAACTACGGTAATTACTGAACTTGATGCTGCCACCACGACGGGCGCCTTGTAGCGGGGGCAAGATGCAGATGTTGTCGGTGAAGCCGTTTTTCTGTGAATACTGGACCGAATGGTTCAGTCCTTTTTTGGTCGGTAAGGAACGGATGCCAACGGGTAAGGCGTCGTAGATCATCCGCTGTTGATCCTCAATGCTCCGGTCCTCGTTGACGTGGTAAGCACGGACCTCGGCGGCGGGTATCGTGCCGGCGGCCCACACGCACAGGCGGCTGGCGAACACGCTCTTGGCACTCCGGTTGCCACCAAGGATGATGATGTTCTGGTACTTGTTCCAAGCGTCCATCACCTCATGCCACATGGGCAGCGTCCAGCCTGCGCCCACGGGGTTGTCGAGGGCTTGCCGGTTACGTTCCTCGCGGAAGGCCAAGTACTCGACCAGTTGCTCCTGCGGCCACGACGCTAGGATGTCCCGATTCGGGATGTCCACCCACGGGATGCCAAACGACGGCTTGAAGTCGTCGGCAAAGTAAACGTCACCGAGCGGCATCGCGCTTTTTGAGGTTTAACGTGTAGGACTGACGGGCGGTCATCAGTTGCGTCCACGGAATGACGCCTTGCCCGTCGATGTTTAGTCCATCCGGCTCGGCGGTAACGGACAAACGGGCGTATTCCCGCGCTCCTTCCACGTCCGGCTCAATCAGCCACTCATCAACGCATCGCTTGGTGATCATTACCGCAACTTATGCGGTGATTGAATGCCGTAAAGGACGCAAACCGGCAGTAAGACGGGTATTAGTTACGCTAATAACGCCTACCGTGATCAAAATTGCCGTTTTCAACGAGCCAAGGCGTGTAATCTTATGGTTTTATGAAACGCATCCTCATCGCCACGCCCCTCAAGGGAGACATTCCGTCGTCTTACTTCAAGGCCAGCCTCCAACTGGCTACGATGAACAGCAAGGACTACAAGTTTGACTGGTGCTTGCTGGACGGACCGGCGGTGCAGCAGGCCAGAAACGAGTTGGCACATTACGCCGTGCAGCAGGGATTCGATGAAGTTGTGTTTTGGGACAAGGACGTGGTCTGTGAGCAGGGCGGCGAGAACCTGACGGCGGGGGCCGTGCTGCGGCTCCTCAAGCATGACGTGGACATCGTCTGCGCCATCTACTCGACGCGGTCTATCCGCACGCATTGGCACATCAACATGATCCCTGGGCAGACGCCGGACGACGAGGGGCTGCAAAAGGTGACGCGGAGCGCCATCGGCTTCAGCAAGATCAAGACAAGCGTCTTCAAAAGAATCGCCAAGGACAACCCGTGGCGGGTGGCGGTACTGGTGGATCCCAACAAGAACCCGCAGACCATGCCGGAACTGTTTCCCATGGGCCTCAAGGGGCCGGGCACGCCCGAGGAGCGACTGAAATCAATTACGGATGCCTTGAGCCAGCCTGCCTCCAGCCATGAGGTTATGGTCAAACGCATCGAACGCTTGGCCACGATCCAGTACGATCAGCCCAACGCTTTCATCAGTGAGGACTACCAGTTCTGTGATCTAGCCATTGCCAGCGGGTTCGACATCCACATCGACAGCAAGCTGATCATGGGTCATCGGGGGACGACCACGTTTCCGATTGAGACCCCGCAACTGCTGGAATGCCTGAGTGAGCCGTGGCGTAAGGAAGAGATTGCTGCCATCCGCACCGAGATGCTTGCGGCCCAGAAGCTGAAGAAGGGTTAAACCTCTTCCGCCTTCATTGCTTCCGCCACCACCTGCTGCCGCGTCGGCTTCTTAACGTCGGGGCTGACAGGTTCAGCGGCGGGTAGTTCCACGGGGGCGGCCTGCTCCACGGACACGGGTCGCCCCGTCAGTTTGGCAAGGATCTCCTCCTTGCTCATCCCGCCGTAGTTGTTGACTTGGATGTTCACGTTGGCGTTGCCCGTGGCATTCATCCCAGCCAGCCGTTGCCGCTTGTCGATGGCTACGGACAGGTTGAACCCGAGCGACGGGAGCGGCGTGTCGTCCACGGTGTCCAACATCCTGTCCAGGATCTTGTCCGCCAAGGTGTCCAGTTTGCCCATCAGCCGCTGATTGAATTCTTCGACGCTCATGCCAACGACCCTTTGAAGCATCGCCCGGTCGGTTGGCGAGACTTCCTTCAAGCTCGGATGCTTGGCCAGCCCCATGCCCTTGCCTTCCATCGTAGCCTTGGCCACGGCATTGATCAGCCGCTGCGGCTGGTAGCTGCGCTTAGGTGAACCAGCGTTCTTGATCATCGCATGTAATCCATGAACGCCTGCATCCGTGCCCGCTCCATGAAGTCACCTGCCGACGGGTTCTCATCCGGGGCTGTTGTTGCAGCGGGTTCTACAATAGTAGCCGCAATAGTAGGCTCAGGGTCGCTGATAGGTAACACCACGGGATCCGGCTCCTCCACCACCTCCCGAGCAGCGAACCCCTTCATAAAGGCATACTCCGCATCCCGCCCATCTTCACTCACCCACCGCAACCTGACCGGCTCCCTGCTCCCGTACTGCACCACCACATCCCGTGCCCAAGCCTTCCCCCACAAGCTCTCCGTCACCTGCACATCCACCCAGTCCTTGTTCCTGCTCCTCACCCCAACCCAAGCCTCCGCCCGCCTCGGCCATCCCTTCTCCATCCCAGAATCTTCTACCATAACCCCTTGTCCATCAGTCTCACTTATACTTCCTGATTGACAGTTTTCTGTTTTCCCCTCCACCTCCCCGCTAGGGGAGGCCACGATGAGCGGTAGCGAATCGTCATGGAGGCCATGAATGAGCGCAGGGACAGCCGGTGCTGCGGAACTGCACTGCAAAATTTGACCTGTAGCGGTGGTTTTATCCCCATTTTCCCGCCCAGCCGCCTGGTCGACCCCCTCCCCCCCGTCTGCCGTAGGCAGCGCAGCGGCAAGGGTCGCGCTGGCGGGTGTGGCGGGCGTCTGCTGCAATGCTGGATGCCTTAGGTTGTAACGCGCAGCGTAGGCGGCAGCCTGTTCCAGCTTACCAGCAGCAAGGAGGGATGCTACCCAGCGGTTGCGCTGCCCTTTTGTCCTGTTGCTAGGGCGACCCGTTTTCCGTTGGTACGTTCCGTCCAACCGTCTCCTCGGTTGCTTTGGAGGGGTTAGGCTCGGCTCCAAAGGAGAGGGGGAAAGCGAGGAGGGTTCCATTTTGGGGGAGGCTTTGCAAATTATGGCAGGGACGCAAGGGAATTAGCTTGGCTAATAGGATTCCAGGACGGCGGGTTTGTGCTGGTAAGATGGGGAGGGATGGCGCATGGTGTGCGCTGTCAGGTAACCACAACCACACAACCAAAAACAATAGCCGAATGAAAACCTTACGCACGCTAGCTAACCTCGCCGTGTTCTTTTCCCTATGCGCCTTGTTCGCCGTGATCGCGCTCGGCTTTGTCGGCTTTTTTGACTGAGCAACCCGCAACCAGAAAACCAAAAACTACACAAAATGAAAATCACCATCACCGAATCAGAGTTCATCAGCCGTTTCCTCGCCATTCGCGGGAACTTCAGCCGTGAGGCGCTTCTTGCGCTCTTTGAGCATTTCACGGACTTGGAAAGCGTCAGCTGCGAGGAAATTGAATTCGACCCGATTGCCATCTGCTGCGATTGGACGGAGTACGATAGCGCCCTTGAAGCCGCCGAGGCTTACGGATTCAAGGCGAAGGAAACGGACGACGAGCGAGCCGACAAAAGCGAAGACGACGCCGTTGCGTTTCTGCGCGATGAAACGGCAATTCTTGAACTCGAAAGCGGTCGCGTCGTCGTCCTTAACTTCTGACACCCATGCACGCCTATCAGCTTTTCCCTTCTGGTGGTTGGTGCGTTCAGACGATGCTTGGCGCACGCTTGGTCAGTAAGACGTATTACGGCTACAGCAAGCGCGAATCCCTCGCGGCGTTTCGCGCCTATCTTAAAACGCTGAAGGACTGACGCACCGTTGCCCGTTCCCCTTGCGCTTGCGGCGAGGGGATAGGGGAACGGCGCGCACGTTGCACGTCATTCCACCTGATAAAACATAACCCGATAAAATGAAACTGCATAAAGAACTACAGGTCGAGCGTGTTTGCTCTAACGAAAAGCTGCGCGATGCCCTCGCCAATCCTTACCTTGACGGGAACTATCTCGTCGCAACGAACGGTCGCGCCCTTGTGGCCGTTGAAGTTGAACGCGACGAACACGATGTCGACGGTTGGGTTGCGGTTGAAGCGGTAAAGGCGTCGCGCAAGATGGAAAAGGCTTGGGACGAAAAACGCATCACTTGCAATGGCGCTTGCACCCTCGTCGACGGTACAAGCTACCGGCGGCCATTGGAGGGAACGGCGTCGCGTTTCCCTAACTGGAAACAAGTGATTCCTGAAGGTGGCAGCTTCCCGCAAGCACACGTCGCGTTCAACCCTTCAATGTTGTTCGACCTTGCGAAAGCCCTCGGAAGCGACGAAGGCGTAAAGTTGACGTTCGCAACGGAGGATGGCCGCGTGATGCGTGTGACGCCTCTTTTCGGGCCGTTGGAAGGTCAAAACGTCATCGCCGTTCTTATGGCAATGCGTACCGCCTAACGCGATGAAAACCGAAACAAGCACAGACCGCATCCTTGCGCTTTTCGACGCCGCGGAAAGCGCCGACGACGGCGGCGAGACTTCAAACCTAGTGTTTGACCTAGCTGAACAAGCGGGTTGGCGCTGGCGGGATGACGAACAGTTTTGCCGTTGGGCGCTTAACGCAACCGAGGCCGAGTGTGCCCGTGAGGGAAAGCGGCGATTCCTCGTCAATCAAATTGCGGTTGCCTTCACCTCGCGGTTGAAAAGCTACCTCGGCGGCGATTGGGCCAAGATTGAAAGCGGCGAGGCGCATCCCAACGACCTGTGCGACGCGAACCAGCTTTTGATCGACGCCTTCGCCGAGGTTTACGGGCGCGAGCCTTTTTTTCCTTGGGACGTCGAGGAAGGGTTAGCGACCCAAGCCAACCTTGATTCCGATTTCGACACGCTGGAAAGCATTTGGGACCGCGCCAAGGAACAATGGGCGAACGCCTCCACGGAAACCAAATGACTCCAGACGAAATCAACGGACGTCTTGTTGCGTTGCGCTTGCTGCCATTAAATGACGAGCAAACTTGGATTCTGCGCGACCCTAGGGAACGTGAGCAACGGGCCTTGATGTTGACAGACCTGCGCGACCGTTGCGCGCTGCCATTAACTGACGAGGAGTTCGCCCAACTGATGCGTTGACCTAACCCAACCCAAGGGGCCGCAAGCGCGGCCCTTTTTTTCTGCCCTCGCGTCAACCCTAGGCTAACGAGTTGCTACCGATTGCCCCGCTTTTGAGGCTTCGTGCGGCCTAGTTGCTATCAGCTTGGCAGCGTCCGGGCGGCTTGGCGTTGCATTTTGACGGGTTAATTTTGCCCCGATCCATTTACCTGGACGCATTTTGCCCCAGCCGTTTTGCCCTGGCTTGCTCCCGTAAGCCCAAAACAGGCCTTTCCTTGCGTTTTAAGGCCATTTGAAGGCCATCCATGGCTCGGCGGCCATCCAGCCGGGTGCCTGCGTTTAAACCGTAAACGACGGCGGCATTTTAAACTCGGGCATTTTACTGGGCGGATTTTACCGTAACCCTTTTTGCCGGAACCATTTCGCCTATTAACGATTGGTGGCGTCTGCTTTAACAGACCTAATCCTTGTTAACGTCTGCCATAACCTACGCTAATAGGCGCATAGGTTGCGCGGTTTAGCTTGGAATGGAGCAGCCAGGGCATTTGATGCGCGGCCCACCACGATGACATGGATACTACCCAAGCAATTACACACCTCAGCCTTTGTGCCGGGTACGGAGGCATTGATCTCGGACTTAAACGAGCAATCCCAGGCCTGCGAACAGTCGCTTTTAGCGAGATCGAAGCATTCGCCTGCGCGAACCTGGTCGCTAAAATGGAAGCGGGATTCTTGGACGCGGCACCTATCTGGACGGATCTTAAAACCTTCCCTTGGGCCAGCTTTCGCGGAAAGGTGGACATCCTGTCTGGAGGCTACCCTTGCCAGCCCTTCAGCGCAGCAGGACTGCGGAAGGGAGCAGACGATCCAAGGCACCTGTGGCCAGCAATCGCAGACGGAATTTCCATTCTCCAGCCAGCCCTCTGTTTTTTCGAGAACGTCGAGGGACACATCTCGCTGGGACTCTCCACAGTCGTCAGCGACTTGGAAGGCTTGGGTTACAAGGTCGCGTTTGGATTATTCTCGGCGTCTGAACTTGGCGCGCCTCACCAGCGCAAAAGAATTTTTGTCTTGGCCCACCGCAACGACGCGGGATTGGAAAGGACCATATCGTCCCGAATCGTTGATTCGCTCGGATGGAAAAAGCCGAGCTATGGACACATTAGATCAAGCGGTCATCACGGCTCAGAATTGGCCGACTCCAGCAACGGCAGACGGAGGGAAGATAGGAAATCGACCGAATTTTGGTCAAATCTGCCTGAGCAATCATCCAGCGATAGTCGGCAAAATAAACAGGGAGAAGCTAACGAAAGATCGTGCGGGCTCAATCAAGCAATGGCCGACACCGACAGCATTGGAGACACTAGATCAAGGAACGAATTGGGAATCGTTAGCCAAGGCGGACAAGGGCGGTCGGATACTGCGTCGGATAGCGACATTGGAATTAGCTTCTGGCCAAGCCGCCCAGGTCAATCTCAGTACGAATGGGAGCCGCCAAGGGTCGTGGGCCACGCCGCGAAACATGACAGGAGGCACTTGTCAGAACGGAATTCAGCATTCGGATTTGAACAGCCAAGCAGGCGGCAAACTGAACCCGCGCTGGGTGGAAACATTGATGGGCCTGCCGGTGGGATGGACTATGCCGAGCTGTGCGTGTCCGGTGACAATCGCACCGATGAACTGCGGCTCCTCGGCAATGGAGTTGTACCCGCAACCGCTGCAATCGCCTTCACAACCTTGATGCAGGAGATGTTTCCATGACTTTCGCTGAAATCTTGAAGGAGATGCGCCTGGAACTGCATCTGTCCCAACCCGCTTGCGCTGCTCACCTTGGCATCAGCCGCCGGACACTCCAGTACTGGGAGGCGGGGGAAGAGCGGCATATCCCCCATGTTCTGATGCAGGAAGGGGCGATTGCTCGGTTGCTTACATTAAGCGTAGTGCCCTATTGACAAATCAACTAAATAGCGCAGAAGTTGCGCTGACGACCTAGGTAAGCACGGGGCTGGCGGACATAGGGGCGAACCAACCGAATCCGCCAGTACCTAACACGACCATGCCTTCCGGCTCCAGTAATTAGCGGAGAAGATGTTGCTGGTGTTCCCTTGGCCAGCAGACCGGGCGCAGTAGGACCGCTTCCTGGCGGGTTGATCCTTCTTGATGGACAGTTTCGGGTCACCGAATCGGACCAGTTTCACCTTGTTGCCCTTCTTGGCGAGGACGGCGCTTTTCTTCCTACCACCGGACGTGCGCTTTGGCTTGTTGTAACCAGAAAAGGTCTCGCCTCGGTAGGTGATGCTCATGCCTTTTTCTTCCGCGACCCAGCTTCCTTGTCAACCGTCCTCCAGCGGACAACGGGCCGCCAGTCTCCCGTCAGCGTGTCCCGTTTCTCGGTCGAGCCATCGGCCAGAACAACTTCCACGGGCAGGTTAGCCGAGGCTGGTAACCTCCAGCCCGCATCCACCCACCTTGTCATACCTGCGTTGCCGTGAGAATGATGCTCGGGATGTTGGGGCTGACGGGTGAGGTTGTGCCGGCGAGATACTGCATCGACACGTTGGTGTTGGTGACCGCCCAGATCACTTCGTAGTAGTCCCCTGCCACCAGTTGATCCAGCACGTTCACGGCAAAGATCAGATGCCCATCCACGCCGCCGTGCTTGTTTGGCACTGACACTTGGCTGGCGGAATCAGCGATGTCACCTGACGTGCCGCTGTCGTTTTTCCTGAACCAAATGGTGCTGTCATGGATCTGGCTGTCCGTGTTCACGAACTGGATGCTGATTTGGATGTTGTACACCCCAGGATGCTGGAACGTGATCTTGCTGTTATCCACCAAGCTCACCCCATTGTTGAAGCTCGCTGAGTTGGTGAACGTGACCGAGTAACTCGTGGTCGTGTTTGCTGCCGTCTGGTTCACTTGGCTCCAGAACATCCCTTGGTAGCCCCTAGAGCTGCCGTCCGTGCTGAGGCCGACCGTGAGCGTGCTGGTATCCTTGGTCTCGACCTGGCTGAACGTCAGTCCCTGGCCGGCCACCACATTAAGGTTGGACTGGGTCTTCCATAGGACACCGTTCAGCTTTACCTTCAAGGTGTCTGCTATCCGCATTAACGACTGGGTACGGAGGAAATTCATGGCACGGGCTGTTAACGGCTGGCACCGGCGGGAGCAAGCTGGGAGAGGCTGATTGCGTTTTGGCTCGGGTAACAGTTGCGAGACAGCTCACCCCTAGCGGGGGCAAGCTGTCTATCGAAGAGGCTACTGCGCCTTGGACGGGGTGTCTGCTTCGACTGGTAGGGCCGCTCGGAGGTGCCTCATGCACACGGCTGACTACCGGCTCACTAGGTTTAACCTTCACTCTTACGCGGACGGGTGATCGTTTCCGCTGCCGATTAGTTCGTGGCAGGGCTCCCTGTTAGGGTGGCCGCTCACTGCGCCTGGGGACTTCCGTCCAGACTTGCCGGATTGCGGCAAGAGAACAAACGGCGACTATTCGTCAAGCAAGTTTGACCACAACATCCTTGGGGCTTCCAGTCATGCGGAGCAGCAGCTTAACGCGAGCGATTGCTCCTTCTGCGTTTTCAGCGGTAATTTTTAAGAGTCCACCGCAACGAGCAGGCCCAGTTGGGCGGGGGCGAGTGGTTCCGTCGTCAAGAATCATAGGCGACGGATGAACTACTTCGGTTGCATTCCATTCGATGTCGTAGTGGTGCATTGTTGTCCGTTGAGGTCTAAAGGTCTTTTAAAAAAAAAGAAACTTCTAAAGTTCCTAAAGATTTCTGTTGACGACCAGCGAAACATCCTGCTCACTCACTCGCATGGACAGCACGACGACCGACCGGCAGATCGCCACCGTTTCAGCGGAAATCCCGCTTTCTGCCTATCGAATCCTTGAGAAATTTTGTGAACGGAATGACCGCACGAAGAGTTACGTCATCCGCTCCCTAATCATTTCGTGGGCCAACCGCCAACGGAAACAAAACAAGCAATAACCCAAAAAACATGACGACGACACACGACCAACTAGATCAGCACGTTAGGGACTCAGTTCAGTACCACGCCGAGCAGCAGGCGTTTTTTGAAGAGGTGGAGCATCAGAACTGGCTGGACCGCATGGATGCCATTCACGGCCCGCAGGACGCCGGTCTAGACGAGGCATGGGCGCTCAACTTCTGGGAGCGGATGCACGAGGAGTGCCAGACGTGGGACCGCCAGGTATGGAATCAGGAGGGCTGGCTATGAAGGACAACCTAAACAGCCTGAAGCGCGAGCAAGCTGACCGGATGGTTACGGGACTTGGAGCAGTAATGGTTATGGAGCGGCTTGCCGTCGTGACCGTCATGCTGGCTCAGGGAAAGTACCAAGAGGCCTACAAGGCGTGCGGCGAAGTAGAGAAGGTGCTCTACCGATTGCAGGAGAACTGCCAAGCCATGGAGGAGAAGTACCATGAGTGAAAGCGAAGACACATCCATACACTCATTACAAATCAAAGGCGTTGATTCCGTGCTAGATAACCTGGCTAATTGCGGTTACGGCACCTTAGAGAAACTCGCCCGAACAAACGACCGAGAGTTAAGGCGGATTCGCGGCATGGGACCAAGAACCTTGGAGAAAATCAAGGAGGCGGTTAAGGCCACAGGCATTGAATGGACCGGAAAGCCGTACAATCCAATTCCACTCGGTCCATTGATTAAGTTGGATACCAACGCTCCAGTTATGAACCTGCGCGACTGGTTCGCTGGACAGGCTCTGACGTCTCATTGGTCAAGCGACTACTCACCGATGAAGGCTGCTGAACAGGCTTACAAGTACGCCGACGCAATGCTGGCCGAGCGGGTGAAGGAGGTGGACGATGAGTAAGTCCCAACATTGGTACGACCGGACAGGTGCCGCCGTCTTCGAGGTTCCCAAGGCCAAGGGCGGCGGCACTAGGCCTACCACCATTGCAGACGCCCGCAAGCTCGGGCTCTACCCATCGGTCACCACCGTCCTTGGCGTGCTGGACAAGCCGCAGTTGATGGACTGGAAACTCGCCCAGGTCAGCAACTGGTGCCACGGGAACCCTCCGCAGGACAACGAAGGCGTGGACAGCTACGCCCGCCGGGCCACGGATGGCGCCTTCCAGCAGGTGAGCGATGCTGCCGACCTAGGCACGGCCATCCACGCTGCCTTAGAATCGCATTTTAAGGGCGATCCGGTGCCGGATGGGTACGACGCCTACGTTTACCCCGTTTCGTGCCTAATCGAAAAGGAAGGCATCAAATTCAGGGAGCATGAACTGCGGTTGGTGAACGTGCGCGATGGCTACGCTGGTACGACAGACGCGGTTTTCACCGATGGCATAGGCTTCAACGGGATCTTGGATTTCAAGTCCCGTAAGACCAAGCCTGGCCAACCTTGCACGCCTTGGGAGACCGAGCCGATGCAGATCGCGGCTTACTGCGTGGCCAAGTTCGGCAGGATCCATCACAACACCACCGGGGCCAACGTCTACATATCGACCACCGAGAAGGGCCGCGTTGAGATCGTGAACTACTCAGCGACCCAACTGGAGGAGGCATGGGATGCCTTCCAAGCGGCCCTCAAGCTCTGGCAGTACCTCAAGGGCTACAAGCCACCAATCGCCTAGCAAAATGCCCCGCCGAGAGTTCCCAGCGGGGCATCCTATGACAACGACGACGCAAAAACTTTTGGCCGCATCCCGTGGCCATGCAACCAAGAAAAAAGAAAAACCATGAGCATCGTAGTAACTGCCGGTTCATCCGGCCCCAAGAGTGAGCCGGTTAGCGCCGGCACCCATGCCGCCGTCTGTTACGGCGTTGTTGATCTCGGCACCCAGGTGTCCGAGCAGTACGGCCCCAAGCGCAAGGTGGCTCTCCTTTGGGAGATCCCCGAGGAGCGCATTGAGGTGAAGGGCAAGAACCTGCCGCGAGGAATCTCCAAGCGGTACACCGCATCGCTGAACGAGAAGTCCACTCTCCGTAAGGACTTGGAGGGCTGGCGTGGCCGGTCGTTCACCGGACCAGAACTGGCTGGGTTCGACCTGGCCAACGTTTTGGGCAAGGCGTGCTTCGTGAACGTGATCCACAAGAACACGGTTCGTGGCGTGTTCGCTGACGTCGGCGCGGTCATGCCGCTGCCCAAGGGGATGCCACCTAAGACGCCGGAAAGCACCCTCATTAACTTCAGCATTACGGACGCCATTGAGGCTGCGCGGAAGTCCGGCAAGGAGGTCGAGTTCCCCGACGAGATGCCGCAATGGCTGGCGGACGTGTGCTCCAAATCGGAGGAGTACGTCAACTTCGTGAACGGCGCCCCGACCACGCCACCGCCGGCACCGGAAGAGGAACTGCCGGAAATCAACGAGGAAGTCCCGTTCTAACCCAGATGACAACGACGACGACAGGACAGGAACTGAAGGAAGCTGGCATGGCCCGTGTGCGTGCCAGCACTTCTCCCGAGTGGACCGCCGCCTTTGAGCAGGAGGCCGCCGCTGAACTCATGGAACGCGGCTCGTTCACGGCTGAAGAGGTGGTGTCCGTGGTGGGCCAGCCGCACCACCCCAATGCCATAGGCGCCGCCTGCCGGGCCTTCGCCCAACGCAACGACCTTTGCTACCAGTACGAGGCCGCCAAGTCACCTGCCGCGCATGGCAGGGTAATCAAACGCTGGATGCAGAAGGGCGGCTGGTGATGAATCGCTGGAACATCAAAGATCAAAGCGAGCATTACTTAAACCTAGAATCGCCATGCGGGTACTGGCGGGCGTACATCAGGTGGGACGGATGCCTTGATGTAGTGCATTCCAACGGAATGCCAATAGATGAGTGCGATCCCGCCGGAATCCAAGACATGCACGTCTGTGACGTTTCTGAATTCATAGCTAGGTTGGGTGAAGTCTGTGCTCTAGCTCAGAAACATTTGCCCAACACTGATGCAGCCGAAAATGCCCAAAAGATTAGCTCACTGATCATATCCACTTAACCAACTTTTCCTATGAAAATGATCCAAGATACCTACGAAACGCTGGTCTTCAGCGATGTCAGCCTGCTACCCGAGGTGGCTGTTAAGCTCACCTCTTTAACCGATGATCTGCATGAACAGGGTGCCGCCCGCCAAGCCATCACCACGGGCCGCATCCAAGGCTACAAGATCGTCAAGAACATGAAAGACCTCACGTCCGGTGCCATCTACGTCAACAAGGAGCATGGCGAGGCGTACCTAAAATCCTACCGGAAGTACAAGGAATCGCCCAAGAAGAGGAGGGTAGACGCTCAAGAGGAGGCCGGTGGCGACGAGATGGTGCAGGTGCTTCGTGAACTGGTGACCGTGCAGAAGCAGATGCTGACCAGGCTTAACTCCATCGACGAGTTCTGCACCAACTCAGCCATCAACTTCGCCCAGTTCATTGAGGAGGCGCGGATGGCGAATCGTCAGGCATCCAGTTCCAACGGAACGCATGAGTTCAGCCTGACCAGCCGGTGATGACCGACACCCCTCGCACCGACGCAGCCATCCTGGATGTCCTCCAGGGTGGCCAGCATTACAAGGTGAAGGCCGACTTCGCCAGGCAGTTGGAACGCGAACTGATCGCTGCAACCGAAACCATCAAGAAGCTGACCCATGAAAGCCACGATTGAGTTCACCCTCCCCGAGGAGGACTACGAGCATCGCCAGACGGTCAATGCCCGCGAGGCGTGGATTGCCCTTCAGGAACTGGATGAGGAGATGCGCCGCATGGTGAAGCACGGCCTGCAATCCGGCGACCCCAAGAAGGTCGAGTTGCTCGCCGCCCGCATCCGCGATGTCTACACCATCCCAACCCTATCCATCCTGGAGTCATAGCATGGACACGACTGCTGATGCCGTATCCATCCTGCGACTGATGATTGCTCCGTTCGGCAGCCGGATTGAGGCCAAGGCTTTGATCCATGCCGTGGAAGAATTATCCAAGCGCAATTCCTTGCCGGCGGAAAACGAGAAGATCCGAGCTTCCCGTGACCGTTGGCGGGAGTGCTGCGAGCAGTTCGTGGAAGGACTCTCAAACGACGACGATAAAAAACTAGCCAATGCCATCAAAACGTACCGCAAACTCATCAAAATCCCGTCCGAAAGCAGCTCCGATACCGGAGGGACAGAATCCGGCCAGCAAGTACAACCGGCGCCTGCCTCGGCAGACGTTCACCAAGGGAACAAGGTATCCCGTAGCACCTGACTCCGTCGTGGCCTACGGGCGGCTGAGAAGGGAAATCCACGACGGGTGGGTGTACTTCTGGGCCAACCGGACCAAACCTGAGACGATCCTCAAATGACGACGAAAGACTTGGAGCGGGAGATCCTCCGCATGGAAGGGGACATCGTCGCCCTCCAGCATCAACTGGAGGAATGGAAGCGGGTAGCCACCCGCCTAGCCCATGCCTACCGGGACAACAGCATTCAGGAGTCCACCCGAGCATTCGTGGAGTACGCCAGACTCAAGGCTCAAAACGAAGGAAAACAATGACCCCTACCCCAGATGAAATCACTTACTACTTGGCTCTCGCGGCTGTTTGCTGGTTTGGCTACGTTGCTTACCGCACGCTCCGCGACACCGACCGCCATCCATGATACCATCCGACCCCTCGACATCCCCCGCCTCCTCCGCTGCATCGAAGCCGTCGAAGGAAATCCGTGGTGGCGTCCTGGGGGCCGGTATGGCTTCACGGAAGGGACTTGGCGGGACTACAGCAAGTACCCCTACCGCATGGCGCAGAGGCCGGAAAGGGCGAACGAAGTCGCCACTACCGTACTCCTGGACACCCTTCGCCGGATGAACAACGACCGGATCAACCCGACGATCCACCTCCTCGCCGTCCGTTGGCGCTGGGGCTACCAAGGGATGATCCACCGACTGCATCGACACGACGACTATGGAAGACGAGTTGCCAACCTCTACCACGACCCATCCTTTCGCTGAAGCAGCCTACGCCGCCTGTGCTGCCCGTGGGAAGGCCCTAAACCGCCGTTTAACCCGCCTAGAATGGCTTCAGGCGGTATCTGAAGCCTATGTCGCTTTCCAAGGCCAAGAGGCCCGTAAAACCGAAAGAACGGCCAGAATCTCATCCCGCCAGCAGACTGAGCTATTCAACGCGCTCTGCCTTGCTTGCGGAATTAACCCACTGGAAACGACTTCCGCGATGAAGAAGACGGTGGCCGTGGCCATCGCTGACATCCGTACCGTCACTCCCAACGTGACCCCTGATGAAATCGGTTCTAGGGCAAGGACTTACAAGAACAAGCATAGAGACTGGCCCCTGACGCCTATGGCCCTGACCAAGCATTGGGGGGAATGCGGGTACGGAGACATTGCCAAGACCTACTCCGCCCAGACCTCGGTGGAACCGCAGGGATGGCAGGATGTCGTGCCTGACATGATGGAGGGGGCGGAGGCGGCCTCCATCAGTTACGTCATCAGCCGGGGCTGGCCATCCTTGTCATCCAGCCTCCAGTCCTCCATCCGTAAGCGTCTTGAGCAGCGAGCCATCAACTCCTAAGCGCCGTGGCCCCTACCGTACCCGTACCACGTCGGAAGCCGTCGCCCAGATGCGTCGGCAGTTCTGGGAGGGGAAGCCGGTCAAGGACATCGCCAAGGATTTCGGGATCTCCTACTGTTATTGCTGGCAGGTGTGTAACTTTTACCGGCTCAAGGGGGAAGCTCCGCCTGATTTCCGACCAAGATCTCGTTTCTATTCAGGCCGAACTGAAACGGGGAACCAAGCAGACGTGGCTGGCGGACCATTACAAGGTAAGGCAGTCAACCATTTCCAAGATCAAGAACGGCCATTACCGGTATGTTCAGCGGCAACCCAAGGATGAATGAAACGCAAGAAGCAGCCAAAGGCGTCCAAGCCGTTTCAAGGGATGGAGCGTGGGTCGTCGATGGTTTTAGTCTTGCCGACCTACGTCACGCCATCGCTCAACACGATGCTGGGAAGGAACCATTGGATCCTGACGCGGCTGAAGAAGGAGGCCCAGGAAGCCCTCGCTACCGCGTTACGATCACAAGGTACGGCAGCAAGCTCCTCGACATCGACAACGGGGCCGGAGGCTGCAAACCGCTCCTAGACGCCATCCGTTACGAGGGACTGATACCGGATGACGACCCCGGCACCATCGACTTCGTCTTCCGTCAGCAGAAGGTGAAGAAGGATCAGCGGAGGACGGAAGTCCTCATCGAGGCGCTTTGATCAGCCGGTAATGCGGGACGTACTTGGACCCCCAAGGGAACTGCACCCGAAACATTTGGCATTCCATCTGTCCAGCATCGCACGCCTGCCTGATCAGGAAACGTGTCTGGGCCTGACGCAACTTTAGCTTCTTCATCCATTGCTGGCTGGTGAAGAATCCAGCCGGTGGAGCAATCACCTTCTGCTGCTCCAGTTGGTCAAACTTGGCGGCCCAGTTAGTAACCTTTGATGTCCGTCGCGGCATAGAACGAGTCGTTGATCTTCCGTGTCTGCCACAACTGGTAGCTGCCGTCCGGGAACAGGACGCCGTAAGCCCAACCGTTGCCCCAACGGAGCTTGGCGGTCTTGCTGGCAACGTAGTCCATGTCCCGCTTGCACAGGCACCCGATGCTGCGAGCCTCGGACTGCACCAGGTTGGGCACGGAGGCCGATTCAATGCTGTGAACGTGGCCAAACAGGCAGTTGCCGTAGACCTGAGCATGGGATCGGCAGGCGCCCACCCCGACGTGGTAGCCATGCAGGATGCGTAGCTTGCCCAGATCCAGCACCCCCGCCGCTGAGTCATACGGCAACACCTTGGCCCCGTGCTTGTGCATCAGTTGCGCTACCCGCCTGATGCCATCGTGGGCGTAGTCCCTAGCCAGTCCCTTGGCGCTGCCGGCCAAGATCCACAGCCGTTCATCATGGTTACCCCGCAGGAACCACTTCTGCTTCCCGCCGTCAAAATACCGGCCAAGGAAGTCCACCCCAGCCTCCCAGTCCTCCTCCAGGGTGCCCATCTGCTCCTCGTCGGAGGCGCCACGACGCAGGTTCCTAAAGTCCCAATTGTCGCCAGCGTGGACCCTGATGGTGGGCTGATAGTCCTTCAGGAACGCCCAGAGGGCTTCCGCTGACCTCGGATCAACCATGTCGCCATGATTGTCCGAAACCACCACGAACCGCTCACCGCTTGCTGTTTTGCTTGGCATCCCGGTGCCACCGCCAGGCCAAGTAGGCCATGCCCAGCATACCGCCGGCAATGCCCACCAGATCATTGATCTGGCCGAGCGTGACTGTGCCCAGAAGAGGGACGGTAGCGGCGATTACATCAGACGGTTTCGTGTTCATTTCTGGCTCCCCTTCACCTGGAGCCTCGTTCCCAGCCAGAAGTAGCCGCAGGCGAAGCTGAAGGTGATGATTTCCGCCTGTAGGTTACCCAGCGTGTCCTTGGGCAGCATCCAGACGTAGATGCAGGCTCCAATGACCATGAGCGGCCTGATCAGGCGGGTGAGGCATTCCACCACCGTAAACAGCCAGTGCATTCCCATGGGGGCGTTGGCGGGTGGTTGGTAGGCGCTGGCCAGCGTGCCAGCCTGCGCCTTGGTGAATGCCTCCAGTTCCCCGATGGCGATGTCCTTCTCCTTGATCGCCTGCAATTCAGCGATCCGGCGCTTGCTGGCGGACCATTCCTTGGCCTCGCCAGCGAAGATGCCGAGAAGCTGGGTCAAGCCGCCGATCAGCGACCCACCCATGGCGCTCATCAGGAAGTCCCACACGGGTCAATCCTCGCTCTCCATCGCCTCCATCTCACGGTAGGTCTTCTTGACCGGAGAGGTGACCGTGTCAGCGGACGGCTCCACGAACTTGTACCCCTTGTCGGAGTACTTCATGCCCTTCCCGATGCTGTTCACGTCCACCTCACGGCGGGCCGGGCGCTGCATCTTGTCGGGGATGTTGGTGATGCGGCTCTCCTTCTGCGCGTAGCAGCAGCAGGGGCCGTAGTTACTCATTGGGATCTCTTTCATGGATGTGGTATTTACTTGTAACTTTTACGCATCGGCTTGTGGACGCGCTCCTTCAACTTGCCGAAATTGGTCTTTTTAGCCCACTTCATGCAATCAACGGCTCCATCGAAGCCCTTGGATGCGTAGCAGGCCCGTTGCTGGGCTTTGGATCGGAATGGCATGGTTAGCGGGTCGGTTGCGGGATGAAGCGTTGCAAGTACGGAGGAATGGGCTGTTGGCCACGGTTCTGAGCCTCCATGTAAGCGCGGGTAGGAGCAAACCCAGCCGCACGTCCTCCAAGGGTTATCCATTCTCCGTTGGCGTACAGGCGGTTGGCGTACTTGTCGGGATCCATCAGGCCGGCAAGGGCGCTGTTGTAGTCCCCGCGACGCATGGCGTCAGCGACGCCCTCAATGCCACGATAAAAGATCTTGGTAGCCTCACCAAACAAGGTCCGTTGCTCGCGGCTGAGTTTGCCGTCAGCCTTGCGGCCTGAGGGTTCCGGTAGCGCCAACTCGTACTTACGAAGCTGCTCACCGGCCTTGAACAGTTTCTGCATCGCGTCGAACTGAGCAGGATCAAGGACGATTTGAGCGCGTTGCATTTCAGCCGCCGCAGGGGCGCCTGGAAGCGGGTTAAAGTACTCAGCAAACTTACGGGCTGACGGCACTTCTCCAAGCATCCCTCCTCGCGCCTCGGTCTGAAACAGGTTTAGGTAGTCGTTAACGTAGGAAGCCTGAAGGTCTTTCAGAAGCTGTTTATCCGCAGGATCGCGGCTGGACCGCAAGTAAGTAAAGATGTTCTCAACGTACTTGTTGCTGGTGGCACCAGCCGCAGGATCAAACAACGTCTTAAGGATGGTCCGATAGCTTTCGGCGTTAATCTGTCCCTCGGGGCTGCCCTTGACGCCAGGAGCGAATACTCGCAATCCCGGCGTTCCTAGGGCGGCCCTGTACTTGGCGTCCGCCGCTGCTGCATCAATGCCGTTCTTGGCAGCAATAGCCTGAGCGGAATCGTACAGGCGACGAGCCTCGGCAACCTTGCCCGCGCTTTCCATGAGCGTGGCCTGATTCATCCGCTCCTGCACGGCGCGTTCCGCCATGTCCATGCGGATGATGCTGGAAAGGCCCGTTCCACGCGATTCTGCCAGCTTACGGAAATACGGGTTGGTCAAGTAGGTCGCCATGTCCTGCTCGGTCAGGCGACCAACATCGGGGAAATCCTTCAGCATCGCTGAGAAGTTGGCGATGTCGCCACGGGAGTACCCCATCATTTCAGGCAGACCTTCGTGATTGCCGATCTTCTCAAATAGGCCGGACAGGACCGTGTTGTTGATCTTTCCGTTAGCCTCCGCCCGCTTGAGCAGGTTGGAGTGAATCAGGCCGTTTAAGTGGCCCTTCATCGCAGCAGCCATTTCTGGGGCTATGATCGTCGTTCCCTGCATGAGAACAGGGCCAGCCTCGGTCTTCGCCACGGTCATTCCCTGCTTGGGAGCAGCAAGGTTCTCAATGAAAGACACGACGTTAGCGTAGGACTCAATGCCGGGGCCGTGATTAAGAACGTCATCAACAAGCGAATTGACCGCCTTGGAATTGGCATCGCTGGAGAAAAGCGCGCTGAACCCATCACGTTCCGTCAGGTCCTTGTAGAAACGGTAATCCGCGCTGATTCCCTTGAGGTGGGAGCCAATCTCGGGGCCATAAACTCGTTCGGCCTGCTCCTCAATCTGCTTGCTGATAGAGCGACCCAGACCCTTGATTTGCGTCTTGTTAGGGCCGACGACCTCTCCTACTTGGCCAAAGTTGTAGAGCGCATCGCGTATGTCACGCAATTGCTTGAGCGTCAGACCTTGATACGCGGGCTCTTGGGTCACCTCACGGACGGGAGAAAACATCCCGAACTGTCCAAACTCACGGGTAGCAACAGGCCGTCCCGTTCCCTCCAGGTCAGCGATGACAGCGTTGAGCTTGCTGATTTCAGGCGAGTTTACGTTCTCGGTTTTCGCCAACTTGTCCCGTAGCGCCTTGGCTTCCTTGATGACAGGACGTGCATCAAAACCGGCAACGTCGTTGGGAACGGCCTCAAAACCCCTAGTGAAGTAATCATCGTAAGCCGATTTCATGGGCTTTACGATCCGATCAACGAATGACTGGCGTACCGCAGGGGCGTCCGCGCCGCGTCCGGTTTGCTGCAAGGCCTCCAACGACATGGTCCGAGCATCCTCAACCAACGACCGCATCGTGGCCTCAAAATTGCGCTCAGACGCCTTTTGTTCCGCCGTAACGGCCAACTTGTGGGCTTTAAGGCTCTCTTCGGTCTTTACTGCGAAATTAGCAGCCTCGGCCTTGCTGCGAGCTTCCGCCGCCCTAGCCAACTCGGCCTGAGACTGATCCTTGACCGCTATCGCCTTGGTGCGGGCGGCTTCCAGTTCAGGTATCGTCATAACTCGCTCACGAATGGTCGAGGCGAGCGCCGCTCCTTCCGGTCGGGCGCCGACGCTGTTAGTGACGCCGTCTGACAGTTGAGCGTAAACGGAATTACGCCGATTGACGACTTCCCTGCCTTGAGAATCAAACAGACCGTTACTCAGACGCTTGGCCTCTTCCTTGCCGTAACGGGCTGGATTCACCATCGCTGGCGTCACGTTCTTAATCCCAGCGTTAACAAACGCATTGATGTTGGTGATCGCCTTACCAGCAGCATCCATGAATTGCTGCCCGTAAACGGTAGGAACTCCCGCAAGCGCACCCAGGGCGCCGCCAACAACGCCGGGACCAGCCACACCTGCCAAGGTAGGCATTTGACCCTTGGCCAATTCCTCCGCCCCACCCATAACCCCGCCTACAGCGCCTTGATAAACGGCTTCCTTAGCCAAAGATCCCATGCCGGGAAACAGGCCAGCGCGAGCTAGTCCCATCGTGGGAGCAGTTAATGCAGCGCCTCCGATAACGGCAGGGGCAACGGAAGAATACTGAGGCGGTTCGTTGGTCAGAAATGGACGCAACGTCTCAATGCCGGTACGAGTAACTCCTGCCCCGAATCCGGCGGGAACCATCTGACCGCTAATCCTCTGCCCCATCGTCATTGGCACCCCTGGCCTGCCGCGAGTCCCTAACGTCATTAAACCAAGAACCGCACCGCCCATTTCCGCTGCACTTGTCGTAATGGGGGCCAAGGCGCGTCCAGCAGCTACGTTAACAGGAGTCGGCGTCGGCGTCTGAAACGAACTGGGCATGACGGGTGCAGTCCCCATCTGCTGCTGTTGCTCAATCATCTTAACCTCAGCCAGCACCTCCGATTCTGGTGTGTCCTTGGAAAAGTAGATCGTTTGCCCGCCTACCTGCACGGGAATCATTGAGGAATTGGGATCGGCCATGACAGGTAAGGGACGTGTTATCCTTCAACGCGGAACATACCGCCACCAGCACTAATGATGCGAGAGCCTGGTTTGGCTTTTGCAGCCTCAATGGCCTGCTGATACGTCATGCCTCCACCCGCTGTCGGTTGAGCGGCAGCGCCAGCAGGTTGAGCCGTTCCAGTGGCACCAGCCACCGGCTGCAATCCATAGGTTTTGGCGAAATCGGTCTGAGTAGGCAGGGAGTCGTTGAACTCTTTACGCAACGCACGAGTCTTTTGAGAATACTCCTTGGCGCTTATGTCTCCCGCGCTGTGTTGCAATCCAAGGTCATCAAGCTGTTCCTGGTACTTAATGCGGGCATCAATCAGATCCAGCATGGCCAAGGCCGCTTTGGGATTCGTGGAGAGCTGCGGATAGAAGCTCTTCATCAGGATCACGTCGCGGTCTGACGTGGATCCCTTGAATTTTTCCATCAGGGGCACGATGAGTGTGTTCATCAACGCCTGCCCCAGTTCAGTCGTCGATTTGGCTGCAAGGGCCTCTTGGCTTACGGGCAGTCCCAAGGACTGAGCAAAGCCGGTAACCTGAGCCTTGGCAGCAGCAAGCTGATCGCCAACGAGTTCCCCGCGCTCGTAAAGCTGACGCAAGCCACGTTGCGCCTGCTTAATGATCGGAAGCGACTCGGCCTCAACTCGGGCTGATTTCTTGCGGTCTCCAATGTCAGCAAACCGCGTCTTTTCCTCCTCAACGGTCGAGGTTTCCGCCTGCAATTCCTCTCGGGTCTTAGGAGCAACCTCCGAGGTCACGGAATAAGCCCTGCCAGACGCGCTAGGCTGCGCCTTGTAGGTCAACCGTTGACCGTAAGGCTTCGCAAGGTTCTCGGCGCTTGCGGTCTTCTCAGCCGCCATCTTTTGAGCGTCCGCAAGCGACAATTCAGCCTCTGCCGCAACCTGCTCACGACGCGCCTCAATGTTAGCCCGCTGCAACCGTTGATAGTTGAGCAGCGGAGGCGTCCATCCTTTTCCGGCGGCAACACCGGCCCAGCTTTCGGCTTCCGCTGAAGCATACAGGTTGGGATCCAGTCCGCCAGGAACCTTGCCGACAGTCTCAGTCGGCTGGGTGAACTGACCGATACCGGCAGGCGCACCCGGCGCTACGGGTCCAGGGCGGGCAAACTGCAAGAGGCCCGTAGCATCCATCGCTGGTACTTCGGGGGTAGCCAGCAACGGCTGACCTTCGCCACGACGGCGAGCGTTCTCCATCGCCACGCCTTGCAGCAGTTTCTGATAGGTTTCTGCCTGTTGAGCGTTAATTTGGGCCGTAGCCAACGCTCCCTGGCGCTGAAACTGACGAGCCTGCTGGAAACCGTCGGCAGCCGTTCCAAGCAGGGCAGCATCGTAGATGTCTACCTTGCCGGAAGAAGCGTTCTTAAACGCCTTCTTAAGGGCATCTGGGACTTGCGGGGCGTTTGGGTCGTCCTGAACAATCGACTGGACGTAGCTCTTGAACTGCGGGTCGTTGTAAACAGCCGTACCAAACTTACCAAGGGCCTGATTGGTAATCAGTTGATTTTGCTGGTACTGCTTAATGCCTCCCGTGACTGTGTCGGCAATTTTTTCACCAAGCCCAGCTATAGCACGCGCCCTTGTCTGACCAGCCTGCGACATTCCTTGAGCGATCAACTGACCGCTGATGTCTTGGATTCCAGGTGCGTAGGGCATGTTAGGCGTGCTTGAGGGCTACGAGTTGCATGGTCAGCGCCAGCATCTCAGGGATCATCGAATTTACCGGAACACCGGCGATCTGGTAACCGCCAACTTCTGTCACAAGGTCATAGCTGGTAGTAATGCCAACCTTCTTGTGGATGCTCTTGATCTCAAGGCCGTTCATCTTGGCGCCAACCACCCACTCCATGGCAGGAATGTCGAGGATCCGATGCTTGTCGCAGGTGGTAATCGTTTTACCGTTCTCAAGGGTGAACGTCAGGAACTCGGTCTCAGGATTCTCGACGTATGAGCAAACCTGCAACACACGATGCGGCAGACCATCGTAGCCGATGACTTCATCGCCGCCACGAATGCTTTCAATAGCCTTGGAGCCAGTAGGCGTGTCAATAGCTTGATCGCCAGGCAGACACTTGAACAACAGTTTAAGTTCAGTTCCGACCTTCAAAACGTCTCCAAAAATGCTGGTGTTAGCAGCCGACTTGGCAGCAGAGCCTTGCAACTCAGCAGAACGAACGGCGGCTTCATAGTTCTTCTGGGCAATGTCGCGGGCCAACTGGGCATTCACGTTGGTGCCGTACACGTCAGCTGGGTAAGCGCCCAACGGGTTAAAGGAACCGCTGATCAGGCTGGCAATCGGGTTGAAGATGTTGCCGGTCTGAAGGTTGGCCGTGTTGAACAAGTTACCCATGGACTGCTGGTAGGCGGCACGGGCCTGATCCTCACGCTGCTGACGGATGTTCTCGCGGTTCAGGATCTCCGCTCCAATGGCTCCGGTTCCCATGGCCTGGCCACGGGCGCCGTAGGCTTCACGGGCAGCCTGCTGGGACTGACGGACATCCTCGGGGGACAGTTGACCAGCGCGGAGGCGGGCGAGCTTGGCTTCATCGGCCTGCAACTGACCAAGGGCAGACCGAGAGGCAGCCGTCAGGCTCTCCGGCATGAACTGGTTGTAGATGTCCTTGTACATCCCCAGCATCTGGGGCTGATACTTCTGCAAGGCGGAAAGGCTTTTGCCGAGTTCTGCCTCAAGATCACGTTGGTTCATGGCGGAGGAAGTGGTAGACGTCGGAGTGCTGGGAGTCGCCGGTCCAGAAGTCGTAGGACCAGTAGTGCCACCCGGAGGCGGAGGAGGCGGGGGAGGAGGGGGAGGAGGTGGAGGCGGAACAGTAACGCCAGGGCCGATGATAGGACCAGGCGGAGGCGGCGGAGTTATTATCGACTTGTTATGCGATAGAAGTCCTTGGGAAACATAGGTGTGGGCGTCATTAACGGTGATGATGACCACATCGCCATCTTCAAGACCAACCGTGGCAAGGACGGTGCGATGTTGCAGCTTGTCGCCCGATTTGTAATCCTTGGCCTCCTTCCATCCATCGCCAGTACTGAACTTGTGCGTCGGGGAGCAAATGAAGCGCCCTTGATCCAGAACTAGGCACAAACGGTGGCTCTTGACGGTTTCAACATGCGTGACGGTAAAATCGCCCCACGCTTTTGTATGCTCGTGAGAGGTCCGAACTTTATCGCCTACCTTCAGTTTGCCAGCAGCAATCTCAGATCCATCGGCCAACAGAATTGGCGTTTCAGGCGATGGACAGGTAATCGTAGGAGTTATTGTGTTAGTGGATGTAGTCGTAGCCGTGCTTGTGGCCGTAGCTGTAACCGGAGGAAGGGTGATTGGCCTTGGACCCCAGTTAGCAGTAGCCTTGTTAAGCAAATCAATGGCATCCTGCGTGGTAAATGGATTGGGGTTATCAACCCTGCTTCCGGTGACCGTCATCGTCGGAAGCGTGGTGACATCTGATCCACCCGTTGTTCCAGTAGCACCCGGCGTACTCGGCGTCGTTTCCGTGGACTGATTGAAGTTAAATGAGACCTTGGGCAGATTGGTGTCCGTCACTTGGAACGGATCCATGACGGTAACGCCGCCAGCATTTGCCGCACCCGTGCTTATTCCTCCAAGGAGGGCATTTCCTCCGGTGACTGGCGTTGAAATGTATCCCGGAGCTAGGAAATCTGGACCCTGACTGCCAGCACCCACCTTAAAGGGATCAAGTTTTACTACGTCTCCAGTAGCATCAGTCGTGACGTTTCCTCCCACATTGGGAGTTTCGGTCAACGTCGTAACGCCCCCCGTGGTAGATGGAGTTCCGGTCGCAATGCTTATGTTGCGGAAAGGGGCGCTGCCCAAAGCAACGCCACTCATATCAGGATCAGCAGCCGTGGTCGTGTTATTCCACCAATCCCCTCCTTTAGTACTCCAATCAATGCCGGACGGCCCAAGGCCGGACGGGCTGTTGAGGAACGTGTTGCCCATCATCGTGCCGGACGGGTCAAACGTGCCGATGCTGTCTAGCGTAGTGCCGGGCACCAGCCCCGGTACGCCAAACGTAGGTGCAGCACCCGTCAGAAATCCACCAGGGGTGCCACCATCAGCCCCAATCGTCGTAGACCCTAACAGACCGCCAGGAGTGCCGAAAATGCTGCCTCCAGACGTAAAATCGGGCATCTCAGGATTGCTGCCGGTCGAGCCGCCTTCCAGAAAGTCCAACTCGTCATCCGTGGTGCTCTTGTCAGTTTTGATAGCCATGGTGGGATCAGCCAACAGCTGCGGTGCGGCTCATCTCCAGCAGGTGGCTGCCATCGGAAACGAACGCGATTTGAAAGTACTTGTTGGTGCCGGTCAGGGTCAGCGTGGAAGTGGCTGTAAGCGTCTTAAAGCCAGTTCCGAAAGTGATTACGTTCCCGCCCGTACCGTCGGTCGTAAACGTGATCTGAAGCATGTAGCCAGCCCTCGGGACCGTAGCTGCATTGATCGTGGCTGCGGTGCTGCTGGAGCAGGCGATGCGGCGAGTGTTTCCGTCCGTAGCCCCAAACGTCAGGGAAATCGTGCTGCCGAACAGCACCGTGCTGTAAGTCTCGTAAACCGGCGTTGCCTGCGTGATCGTAACCCCGCCAGACAACGTAACCGCATCGTAAGTGTTTCCTGAGGCAATCTGATCGCTGGTAACCGCATCATCCGCAATCTTAGCCGTCGTTACCGCATCGTCAGCCAACTTGGCCGTCGTAACCGCCAAGTCTGCAATCGTGCTGGTGGTCACGTCATTCGTGGACACGGCAGCCACCGTAGGCTGACCCAGCAGGTTCAGCTTGGTGTAGGTGATCGGGTCGGTCGGACCCGTAAAGGAATAGCCGGGAGTGACGGAAGGCATGGTTAGACGGTGACGAGGCTGGAACGCTGGCCCATCCGCGCTTCTGCACCGATGGACATGAGTTTAAGGTATCCCTGTGAATTGGTCAGTTGCAGCCACGTTAGGCGGCCTTGCCGGCGGGTAAGCAGCGGGAAGCGGTACTCCTGGTACATCTCAGGCTGGAAGCCGCTGCCGCATTGCAGGCCGGTGGCGGGCAATCCAGACGTGCTGCCAGCCGCCAACGGACCGCTGGAGTAATCCTTGCGGTAGGGCCGGTTGTAATCGTCGTTGGCGTTGGTCAGATCGTAGTCCGAGTCGTTAAACTTCCAGCTTTCGGACCGGCTGTAGATCTGATCCTCAATGAGCGTGCTGACCTCGTTGGCGCCTTCCGTGTACGAGTAGACCGAGAAGGACGGACGGATGGTGCCGACATCCATGAACATCCGGCGCTGGAAGTGCACCAGGTTGCTCGTGTCGTAGGCGCGGGTGGTCAGGTTGTAGGAGATTTCAGCCAGCGTACTGCCGCTGATGTCCTGATAGCCCTCGTCCGTCACGAAGATACGCCCATCCTCGGTAATGGCGTGCAACCGCTGGAGGCCGAGATAGTCGATGACTTGGAACCCTTGCAGGTTCATGGACATCAACGGATCAAAGTTCCATTCACCGTACCAGTTCTCGGTGATGAAGTTGTAAACGATCAGAGCATTGCAACGCTCGGAGTTATCCAGCGGCAAGGCGACGTAAAGCCGGTTGCTCCAGTACCCCATGCTGATTTTGGTCCCCGCCTGCCAGTTCACCCGCTCCATGATCTTACGGACCTTGGCGGACAATGGCAGGGTCTTGTGCTGGAGGCTGTTGTTGGTGCTGGTCAGCGTCAGCAGGTTGATGTTGCCGTAGCTGGCATAGGCCAGATCGGGTCCAACCGAGCAGACGGCATTAATGCCGATCAGACCAACTTGCCGGGTGATCTCGGTCGTGGTGACATCCGACAGGCCGCCCTCACAGTTCTGGAGCAACTGGATGCTCTTGTTCTTGAAGGCGATGAGGCTGTTTTGGCCAAACGGGAAAGTGGCTACGACGTAATCGCTGTTGCCCGTGTTGGTGGACAGTTCGTTGGCCAGCGGGTCATAGTCCGTAAACGAAAGGACATCCGAGGCCGCGATGTCATCCTTGCCGTCAACCACCCACAGCCGGTTCTGGTAGAACGTGGCTTGGTTGCTGTTGGGGATGCTGTTGAAGCTGCCCGGTAGCGTGGTGTCGGGAACTAACGCAAACGTCCCGTTCCAGTTACCGTCCCAGTACAGCGGGGTCTGGTCAGCTCCACGGAACAGGTAAATCTGATTGTTGGCTTGGACGATGGTTCCCTGCGTGGTCAGGTACTCACTAGCTGCGTAGGAAATGGACTTGGATGTCCGTCCGTTGGAGTAGAAACCAACGCGGTCGTACCCAGCTAGGACGATCCAAACTTGAGAAGCATCGTTGGGGTCGGAAAACAGCCCAGAAGCAAAAATTGCCGCTCCGTACCAGTTAAGCGTCATCCCAGCGTTGGAATCCCCGCTAAAGATGAACTTGTTGTTACCGTAGACCGCCCCGAAGTAGTCCCCAGCGGCAGATGCCGGAATACTGACTGCCTGCCAGCCGGTGCCCTCGGTCGATACCCAGACCTTGCGGGTTGTGCCAGCGGCCCCAGCAACCACCCACAGGCCATTCCCGTAGGCCAAAGCGTTGAGGTTCCAGTTCTCAGGGTATTCTAGGTTAAACGGTGCGTACTGGAAGGTAACGCCATCATCCGAGTAAACGTACTGCGGGTGCTGGCCGTTGGTGATGGCTACAAACCGACCGGCCCCAAAGCGGACCTTAGAGAACGAGCCGGTGTACCCATCCGCAATGAATGGCGTGCTGAAATCTGTGCCGAGCGTCCAGGTCGCGCCATCAGTTGAATAGTACGTTCCAAAACCGGAAACGGCGACAAAGAGACCGTTGCCGTAAGTTACCGAAGTAAAACCATTAGCCGTGCTTTCGGTCCAATTATTCGCATCCGATGAATAACCGACCGCATATGGCCCTACCGCCACCCACAAATTATTGCCGAAGCAGATGTCAGTATAACTTTCAAAACCTTGATTGCACGGAGTCCACACAGTCGGAGTCATGCTCGGAGCAGTCGTCCGGCTAATCGACTTGTAGTAGCCACCACTTAGCACCTTGTCGCCTACCGCCACCCAGTACTTGGTCGTAGTTCCGCCGTAAGCCACAGAGCGTACTGATTGTCCGCTGTAGGGGCTAATGTTGGCTGACCAAGTAACGCCATCCGTGCTGATCCAAATGTTGCCGCTGTAACCGGCCATGACGTAGTACCCGCCAGCATACACGCCGTCCCTAACAGCCGTTCCAGTGGCCCCGATGTCACTGTTGGACAGCTTGTAGCCAAACGGCTCGTTGCCCAGTTCCGGCATACAGACCAACCCACCCCGCGTCGTGGCATCCTGAGGGCTGAAATCGACGTTTACGGCGTTCTGGACGTTGCCCGGCTTGATGTTCTCAGGCGCGTTGTACTCGTCCACCCCAAGCAGGGAATTATCCCCCACTTGGGCTGGCTGGTCGTCATTCTGGCCGTATGAGCGATAACGATCCATTAAAGTTTCCGGTAGGCGGCAACAGCGGTGCCGAGGTAGTTCTTTTCCGTCACCCTAGCCCAGCTTTCTGAACGCGGAGAGGAGTCGCCCGACATGAGCCAACCGTAAGAATCCTTCTCCACGGCACGGTGAATGATCGGCTTGTCGTGGTAGGTAGCTGAGTAGATCAGCACCTGCCCTAGCTCAATGGCAGGGTAGTTCTTGACTGAAACGACCATTTCCCCGCCTTGCAGCAGGGGTTTCATGGATCCCGTGTTCCCAACGGCCCAAATCTGCCCGTTAAGGGCGATTCCAGCCGTTTTGGCAGCCTCGGCAGGGTCAGCTACCACATACACGGGGAAATCGCGTTTAACGGGCTTCCAGCCCCCAATCAGCAGCCATGCAGCCCCAATCAGGGCGACGTAGGTCGCCAAGCAGAAGGGCCAGAAGGTAAAGGCGGCCCGCAGGGTATCCTTGAGACCCGCCATGGTCGGCAGTCCTTAACCCTGCGGCTTGCTGGCTTCCGCCAGTTTAGCTTCCAGTTCAGCGATCTTGGCGATGGCCTCGGTGAGCGAGTCAACGAGGGTGGCCATGGACTGCTGCTGGATCTGACTGATCAACTCGGCCTTGATGAGTTCTTTGGATTTAGTCATTAGACGCGGGTCAAACCGAGGTTGGCCGAGATGGCGTCCAGCTGCACCTTGTCGTCGTCCGCATCAGCGGGCCAAGCGTTCCATTGGGCCTCGGTCATCGAGACGTTGCCGTTCTTCAGCACCGTGACGATGGTCTGCTCAGGAGCCGCCGCGATCAGCACCGCGCCGGTGGTCGGGTCGAGTTGCTCGGAGACAGGAGGCACCACGATGACGTTCTGTAGCTCGTAGTAGTAGCTGGGCGGCGGGCCGAGCGTGATGGAGCGGATCAGAAGGACGTTGGCCGTCGAGGGATAGACGGCGACGGGAGTGATTGCAGTTTGCATGGGTGAAGATTAGGCGAGAGTGACGGACTTCCATCCGCCGTTGTAGATGTAGAGCTTGTTGTTGGTCGTATCGTATTCCATTGCCACTTTTC